CCGAGAGCCTGATTTCCCAGGTGGCGGTGCTTTCTGACTTCGAAGGGAAAGGGCACGCAGGCGGATTGCTTCGCAGAGTCTGCCGCGCCCTCGGTGGAGAGATCCGGGTGATATGCGAGGACAGGCTCACGGGATTTTACGAAAAATGTGGATTCCGGCACGCGGGGTATAGGTACTGCGCGGCGAGGATCCGGGAGGAATAATGGAAAACGGCAATACAAACTGGTCGCAGTCGGTGACCGCAGTTGTGATACATGAGGGAAAGGTGCTGCTGTCGCGGCATACATACGGCGCGGGCAAGGGCAGGCTGATAATCCCGGGAGGGTACCTGAATCACGGCGAGATGCCGCGCGAGGCTCTGATCCGTGAATATCTCGAGGAGACCGGCGTGCTGATAGAACCGCGCGAACTTATCGGAATGCGGTTCAATTTGAAGGACTGGTACGCAGCGTTCCGCGCGGATTACGTGTCAGGCGAAGTGCGCTCCGACAACGACGAGAACAGCGAGGCAGTCTGGGTGGACGTCGACGAAGCGCTGAACCGTGACGATGTCCCGGATCTCACGAAAAAGCTTATAAAGTGCGCGGCGTCCGGCGGAGGATTCAGCAAAATAAGCTATGACGGAGTGGATCAGCAGCGCGAACTTTTCGGCGCAGAATAATTAGAAATCTGACGCATGTGTTCGCGAAAAATCGCAAAAACCCAGTGAAATACGGTCACCACAAATCACGAACAAATAAAAAATCCCCGCCAAACAGCTAACTAAGCCATTTGGCGGGGATTTTGCAATGGTCGGAGTGACAGGATTCGAACCTCGGATGGGGTGTTTTGTTGATGCGAATGGGGTGGTTTCAATGGCTTTATAATTTCATATTATATATTTTACTTTGTGTCGTTTGCCGTTATTTCTTGTGTCTGATGGACAAATAATGGACAGGCGATGGACAATTACTCACTTATTTTTACGGCGCTTTCGCATATTTGAGCTTCCATTTTTGTGGAGGCTCTTTGTTTTTACGCGAAATTTGCACCTGCTTTTATGGAACTGTCATGTTTATCTGCGAAAGGAGATCTTTATGGACATTATTACTAATAAACTTGACGATGGGATCATTAAGCATCTTGATGAACTTATGAATCTTGATCCGGGAAGCGAACGCATGGATTCGGTTGTAAAGGATCTGGTTCAGCTCCACAAGTTGCGTATCGACGAGAAGAAGCTTGATCTTGAGATATCAAAGGCGGAATCGGAGGTTTCTGATAAGAAATCTCGCTTGGATATTGATAGGAAAAAACTGTTCGTTGATATTGGCTT